CAGTGCCAACAACAGCGCCGTGAACGCGCAGCAGAGCCAGTTCCAGGATCAGATGGCGGTCCAGGCCGCGCAGCAGGCGCAGTCGAACTCGACCATGTCGGCCATTGGGTCCATCGCTGGCGCGGCCACGATGTTCATGGAAAAGGGCGGTGTCGTCGGTGGAGCGCCGCTTGCGAAAGGTGGACGGATCCCACTGGCCCACTCGGGGCTTCCGGTGGTGCACGGCGCGGTGCGGCCCCGTCAGCCAGCAGCGTTCCCGTTCGAGCCCATGTTCGCGGGCGGCCCGGTCACGGCGCGGGGTGCGCTGCCGGTCGGCGCGATCCCCGGCACCACGGACCGTAAGCCCGCGATCTTAACGCCGGGTGAGTTCGTGATCCCCCAGGACGTTGCGCAGCATTTAGGCACAGAGAAGCTGCATAAGTTGGTCGACACCACGCGGCAGAACGCCAACAAGCGCCGGGCGATCCCGGTCAACTACGCACCCCATATGAGCATGACATGAGCGGATCAGGAATTGCGGCATTCATCGGTGGTGCGGCCCCGGGCGTAGCGCAGGGCGTCGGCAAGGCCGTGAACTCCTACCAGGACTATCAGGCCGACAAGGCGTCCGACGCCATGAACGCCAACGACGCGGGCGGCGGCGCAGGCGCGCAGCCCATGGCCGATGCGAACCACCCGGTTTGGGGACTGCTCAGCAGTCTTGCCGGTGGCGGCGCTCCAGCCCCCGTCGGTGGAACGAACGCAGGCCCGCCGATGCAGGGCATCCCGACGCAGAATCAGATGATGGGCGCCCCCGGTGCGCAGCCCATGCAGTACCAGCGTGGCGGCCCGGTCGGCTACGAAGACGGCGGCGAGGTGACTGACCACAACGGCAACCCGATCCACAAGTTGACCGGCTGGGATCTTGCCAAGCAGGCCGTGAGCGAAGTCGGCGAGCATCTGTTTGGGTCCGGTGCTGGTGCCAAGGCTGCTGCCGCATCGCGTTCCAGCACCGACGGCGCGCAATCGCAGGTCGACAAGCAGGTCAACGGATATCAGAACGGCGGCCTGGTGCGTCAGAACTTTGGCGGCACAGTGATCAAGCCCGCCTTCGAGCGCGGCCCGGCGCTGCCGATTGGCTCAAACATGTCCATGGGGCAGGGTGTGACGCCCGCCGGCACCGAAGGGCAGATTTTGACGATGGACGCCGGTGGCGTGGTGCCAGATGGTTTCCACGAACAGCAAGGTATCAGCGGCGTGCCCATGTCCGGCCGGGGCGCGGCTTTTGTAGAGGGCATGCAAGCCGGCCAGAACATCGGCCACAACATCGCACAGGCTTGGCACGAACACCAAGCCCGTACGGCCGCCGCAGACTATGTACAGCAAGCGACCTCGGCTGACGTGGACCAAGCGAACGCGCCCGACCAGCCCGCCCCGGGCGGCATCCACGGCGCCCTGGACGACGCTAAGAACCACGTGGAAGGGTTCTTCCAGCACCTATGGAACGGCACTCTCAACGATCAGCACAAGCCAAACGCGGACCAAGCAATCCCAACCCCGGGCGCTCCGCCCCCGGCCGGCGCTGCCCCGACGCCCGCGCTGCCCGCCCCCGGCGCTGCTCCGCCGCCTTCCGGCGTTGCTCCGCCGCCCGCCACGCCCCCAGGCGGCCAAGCACTTCCGGCCAACGCACCGCCTCCGGGTACCCAGCCTGGTTCGCCGCCCGCCGCTGGCGCAGCGCCCGTTCCGAAAGGCCCGCAGCCGTTGCCCGGCGTGAGCCCGCAGGTACAGCAGCAGGTCTCGGCCCAGGAAGCCCAGTCAGTCGATCAGAACCCGAACGTGAAGGCGGGCATCGCTGACAAGTCGCCCGCTGATTCCGGCAAGCCGCATTCGCTGACGCCCGAGTATTGGTCGAAGCTGAACGACCTCAAAACCAAAGCCGTGATGGCCGCCGCGCGGGCCGGCGAAGATCCGGCCAAGGTCTACGAGAGTTTGACCGCCATGCAGACGGCGCACTTCCAAGGGCAGGTCTTGAAGCAGGCTGCCACGGCGGCCCGCGCGTTCGATAACGGCGACATCCCGAACACGATCCAGGCGCTCAAGAACATCAACTACTACCTGCCGAACGGGCAGGACATCGACGTGAAGCAAGCCACTGCCAAGGACGTGGCAGCAGCCGGCCCGAACGCGAACTTCGGCGTGGGGGATCTGATCCACTCGAACCCGTACGCGAACATGTACGGCCACCAGGGCGAGCCCGCGTTTGTCAAAGTCGATGCGCCCTATATCCAGTCGCTGGGTGCCGGCGCGCTCGACCCGCAGAAGATGGCCGAAGCGCAGGGCAACACCTACAAGGCTCAGATGGAGGCTCGCAAGGGCATGCTTCAGGCGCAGGGCGAAGCCGATACCGGCTTGGGCCGCAAGTTCACGGGCCTCGCGGCGATTCAGAACGCAAACTCAAAGGAAGCCATGCTCGACGTAGACTCGCGACTCAAGCGGGCCGACGCGCATCTCAAGGACTCGGAAGCCAACTGGTACGACGAACGTAGCACGGGAGCCCGAGCCAACAGCGATCAGCCGAAGATCCCGCTGGCGCAGATTGCCGTGCGTCAGAAGCAGGTTTACGACATGACCAACTCGCTGTCGCAGGGTCAGCCCACGACCGCCCCCGTCATGGTCCCGTCGAAAGACGCCAACGGCAACGTGATCATGGGTCCGGACGGCAAGCCCGTCATGGAGCCGAACCTTTCACCCGGCGCCGGGCGGCAGCAGCCCGACCCGACGCGCATCCCGGTATGGCTCAAGAACCCGGATGGTTCTGCGTTCAGCCCCGAACAGCAGCACAACGTCACCGTCGTCGGCGGCCAGATCGCGGCGGCCAATCCGACGCTGCCGGTGTCGCATGCCGTCGAACTCGGCGCCCGCATTACACAGCAGGAAACGCGCCCGACCAGCCACAAAGATCCGCAGACCGGGAAGACCATGAAGGACTTCGTCTACGACCCTCAGAACGGCACCGCGCGTATCTGGATGGGAAATGCCTACGAGAACGTGTATCTTCGTCCGAACGTAGCGGACGAGGGCGCTGTCGGAAACGATCAACCGCCGCCGTCATCCGCTGGCTCCACGCCCGGCGAAGCAGAGGGCGGATCCGCAGGGCCGGATGCTTTCCAATAGCGCCGGCGGGGTGACACGATGGGCACGGCTGTAGATGTAGGTGACGCGCAGAGCCAGCTTCAGCAGGCCCGGCAGCAAGCGAACGAGCAAGCCAAAGACATTGGCATGGGCTCGCTCGATGTCACCCGAGAACCCGCTGGCGTTTCGCCTCCGCCGAAGCCGCGCACCGGCAGGCAGCAAGCACTCCCGCTCACCGATCCGACACCCGCACAAGCCGAGGTTCAGCCCGCGCAGCCCGCTGACGCCGACTCGATCCCGCACGGGAATCTGCAACCTACCCCGCCTCCTCCACCTACGCCGCAGCAAGCCGCCGTCAAGCCGGGTGTCTGGGATCAGACAGGCAGCGAAGTAGGCAACGGCGCCGTTCGCGGATTCGCAGAACTCGGCCGCGCCGCGATGCTCATGGAGGCGGCTCCGGCCATTGCCGACGATGCATTGAACTCGTTCGTCAGTGGCAAGCGCACGACCGAAAACCAGGACAAGTTTTTCCAAGCAATCGACAAGGTGATCAATCCGGCGATTGATTACTGGAAACCCGATGACCCTTCGAAGTCCGGTTTGGGTGCGCAAGTCGCCGGCGATGTGGCGGGAGTGATACCGGCGCTTCTGACTGGCCCCGCCGCATTACCGGCGCTGACTGAGAAGGCTGTCACCGACGCCGGTATGCAGTCGATCCAAGAAGGCCAAGACGCGAAGACCGCTGCGATTCTTGCGACCGTGGCCGGTGTTGCCAACGTCGCCGGAATGAAGATCCCGCTCAAGTCGCCCAACATCTGGAAACGCATCGCGTCCAGTATCGGCGGCAACTTGGTGATCAACGAAGCCAGCCAGACGCTAGCGAAAGAAATCCTGAAATCGGACGGCTATCAAGAAGCTGCTGACAAGATCAACCTCGCCGATCCTCGCACAATATTGTCGACACTCGTTACGGCCATCGGTTTCGGTCTTCATCGCCAAGCCGGCGCAACCACGAAGCAGGCTGACCAGAACGTACAGAACGGTACCAAAGTCGGGCAGCCGCCTGCGCCTGACACAGATCTCGCCACTGCGCCTGACGGCACGCCGGCCCCTCCGCCGCCGCCGTCACCGACCGATGCGACAGCTACTTTTTCGAAGGGCAAAACCGCTGAAGGAGCCCCGGTCACTCCCGTTGATCCAACTGCTGGCCCGGGCGTACAAAAGATGCGGGTGGCTAGGCCGGGGGAAAACCTGTCAGCCACAGCCCCCGCACCATCTTCGGTGCCGGACCAGCCGTCCATTGAGCCCGCCAAAGATCTTCGTGCCCAAGTCCGTGACATGAACGACAAAGCCACGCCGCGCGTGGGCGTCTTGGTTACTACTGACTCGCTCAAGGGTATGGCCGGCTCGAAAGACGCCAATGCGCTGAGCGTGAACGGCACGCTGAACCAGGCGAGATCTCAAAACCGCACGGTCGTCTTGCCGCAAGGCGAATTGATTTTGAAGACCGCCAAGATCGCCGAGGTCACGCGGCAGCGGCTCGCGTCGGGCGAAGACCCGCAGGCTGTAATCGGCTCCGTGACTGGGGCCGGCGATGGTAAGACTCCTGATGCGACAGCCGTAGTACAAGGCAAGGATGCTCAAGGCGCTGTGACCACCGAGACCATGGTCCATCCGGACAACGTGGATCAGGCCGTGCGCGCCGTCGAAGCACAAGGTAAGACACCCGTAGTAACAACTCCGGTCGAAGCTGTCCAGCGCCGCATCGACGCCGTGAGCCAAGAGCGCAACTCACCGACTCAGCTTGGCATCATGACGCATCCGGACGGCACCGACATACCAGTGCAAGTCGAGCCTAGCGAAACTCCTGGCATGGTTCGCGTGCGCAAACTCGACGCCGACGGCGAGCCTGAGACCAAGACGATTGACGTGGACAAGTCTCGTGTTAAGATCGGTGCGCCTTCTAAGGAAATACGCCCTGAGACTAAGGTGCCGTCCGCTATCGGTGCGGAGCCGGAGCTAACACCAAAGCAAGCCGAGACACCTACGAAGGCCGCTGATACGCAAGTGACAGCGGAGCGCGCTCCTGCCGTAAAGCCGAGCGAGACGCCCGCAGATAGTACAGCGCAAGGACAGACGGAGGAGGCCCCCGCTGGTAAGACCGGGGGAGAACGGGCGACTGAGGATGCCGTTGTCGGAACTGAACCGGACACCAGTACCAAGACTTCTGAGGATACCTCCCCGTCTGCGCCTTCTTCCCAGCCACTGGGATTCACCCCCGGCGAGTCGGGCAAGGGCGCGGAAGCCGCAGCCCGCCGTGCGCTCAAAGCACCGAAGATTCAAACTGGTCTCGAAGCTCTCCCCGCAGCCCTGGAGGAACATGAGAAACAGGAAACCCCGCAGCCCGGTCGCAAGAACGTCCCGCTCGCCGAGCGCCAAGAAAACGCCAGCACCTTTGCGGCTGTTCTCAAAGCCGCTGCGGATTCTGCCCGGGGTAAGGTCGATGTCTCCGCAATCGAACGAGCGACGCGCGCAGCGAAAGCGGCTGAGAGACTCTCAGAGAAAGGCAAAGAAGAAACTGCAAAGGGCCAAGGAACTGGACACGTCAAGGTCACAGCCCTTGTCAATGAAATGCACAAAGCAGCCCGAGGACTACTTGGCACTGCTCGCGAAGGGGACGACGTTGTTGTCAAACCAAAAGAAGTAGAGCTTCAAGCCAAGCGCGAGCGTGAAGCCGCGCGCGTCAAGAAGGCCGCAGGCATCGAAGAACCCGAGCCCGCGACGCCGCGAGTGCGCAAGAGCCTCAAGAAAAAAACAGGAGAAGTCATCGGCGACTTGAAAAAGACGGCTCCGAAATCCAAAGCCGAGATCGAGCGCGAGGGCCAGCGGCTCACCGAGCGGTATATCAACGCCGATGAAGAAGACCTGCCCAACGCACATAAGGCCGTCGAAGATTACTTGAAAGAACACTTCGCGGACCAGTACACGCCGGACCAGACCCGCGACATCCTGCACTTGCTGCAAGAACGCCGCTTGGAAGAAAACCCCGACGCTGTGAATAACGGCCCACGTCGCATGTCGGACACCATCGAAGACGAAGAACAGGTCCACGAGACTGAGCCCAAGACTCTCAGGACACTGGGCCTGCGCAACGTGGGTAAACATGCTCTGGAGTTCGCGGCCAACAAGGCCGCTGCTCTCAAGAACATGGTGTTCAATAATAAACTGCACACGCAGTACCAGAACATGACAGCGTCGATGCTCAAGGGCGGAGCCTTCCGGGACTTGCTCAGCGTTCGCGACACGGGGCGCGGGCTCAGTACGCACGCCTTGCTTGATACCATGATCTCGCACACAGTGCATGGCACCGAGCTAAGCGGCCTGCTCTCGAACCTGCGCAGGCACGTACCGGACCTGCCCGTCCATGTGGTGTCGCACGTGATCGACTTGCGCAGCGGCCAGCCGTGGGAGCGCGCGAGCGGATTGTTTGATCGGGCGTTGAACTCTATTCAGGTTGCTCCAGCCCACGACATGCCTATCGCGACGATCCGCTCGCTGGTCCATGAAATGGTGCACGGCGCGACCGAGTATGAGATTAAAACAAACCCCGACGGCCCACTCGCCCACGAACTCAGGGTCGCGCTTGCGGTGCTGCGTAACCGCATGGCCCGCAAATACGGTACCGAAAACGTAGTGGCGCATCTGGATTATTTCAGCGGCGAACGCCAAGAAGCTCCGGATAACTACAAACGTTCTTTGTACGGCCTTGCCAACATATCCGAGTTGCTGGCTGAACTCCACGTGAACCACGATTTTGTCCAAGAGATCGTGGACTCCGAGAAGTACGCTGACCCCAAAGAAGACGCAAAACTGGGCATGGAGGCGCAGCCCAAACCGAACGGCTTGCTGTATCGGATCTACCAGAGCATTGGCAAGTTCTTTGGTATGAACGAGCCAAAGCTGTTGTCGCATATCGCGGGACTCGGCGAGGGCGTCATGGGCGAGCAGCGCGCCAAGACCTACGGTCGCGAAGACAACGTGTCAGGGCTACCACCATACGCTGGCCTATCGAAAACCAAAGACCAGTTCGAACGCAGCATGGTCCAAACGTTGCACGCCACCTTGGGCGCCAACCCCTTGGAGATCAGCCGCGCGTTGCCGAGCTTCGAGGAAGTATCTCGCGAGCCTGGCCCGCTCAGAGGCGTAGAGTCCGAGATCCGTGCGAGCTTCGAGGACGCTGCCGAAGAACCAACCCGCGTCGCGCGGTTGTTCAAGCAAGCCATGAACTCTGGAATAGTCGACGGTGTCAGATCTGTCAAGACTATGCTCAAAACAGTCCCGCAGATCTTCCGTGATCACCGCCGGGACTTCGGAGATCGCAACGACCCGGAGAATCCGCTCAACAGGCTGCAAGACATCGACCATCAAAAGAACGCGATCATCCGAGATCTGTCGCAGCACAGCCGCGACATCGTGCGCCAGTGGAACCGACTGAACTCAGAAGACAACAAGACAGTCGGCACGATCATTCGCGACTGGACCATGAACAAGATCGACCCGCGCAAAGACGCGGCGTCGCAAATCGAGGGCGCACAAGAGTCCAAGTACAACGAACTTGCATCGCAGTGGACCAAGCTCCAAGCCGACCGGCCCGATCTCGCCAAGCTGGTCGACGGTGTTTTCAATGCCAACAAAGCCCTCGCACGAGCGCAGCGCCGCGCAAACATAGACACGGCTCTCGAAGCGTTCTCTGACACGCCTGTCACAGACGCCCAGAAGACTTTGCTCTATGCCGCCCGCACACCGGCCGCGTTCGACGAAGTCGTTGGGCCGGGCAAGCTGATCGACATGGGCGAGAACAACGACAAGCTCAAGGCCAGTCTCAAAGACTTCGCCGGCCAAGCTGAACTCAATGGTCCCTACGCGCATCTCGGGCGCCATGGAGAATACGTCGTGTCGGCCGATCCCGAAGGCACCAAGACTTTTCGGTCTGAACAAGAAGCCCGCGCATTTGCCAAGCAGACCAACGAGCTTTCCCCCAACAGCAAGGGCGAGTATGTGTTCCGAGGCGGCCAGCATCAGGTCGACTACAAGATCCAGTACACGAGCTTTCACGAGACCCGGAACGATGCACTCGAAGAACGCGACCGGCTGTCCAAAGCCGGGTACGTCGTCGGCGCCGTGACGCGCAAGACCATGAGCCGCGCGGACACGCCCTTGAGTGCCGGCGCGCGGGATCTTTCGGCGGCTGTGGAAGCCAAGATCAACCGCAACGGCGAGAGCCCTGCGAACACGGCCTTGGTGGCAGCGTTGCGATCAGCCATGCTGCACCTGGCCGCGAGCCGGTCTGCCTATGCAGGGTCGCGCCTTGCCCGCAAAAACTTTGCGGGTGTCAAACCCGAAGAAATGCGCCGGAGCTTTGCCGACCACACGCAGTCGACCATCTGGCATACGGCGCAGTTACGAACCACGTTTCCGCAGGCCGCCGCGCTCGCGAAGCTGCGTAACATGTCGCGTGATTCGATGGGCGCCGATCAGAACACACTGTTCCGTCGAGGCCAAGCGGTCGAGGCATTGAACAAGCATCTCCAAGACGAGGTCCAGAACTACGGACACAAGTCCCCGACCAACGCGTTCATCGCGAAGCTGGGGTTCATGAGCTTCCTGGCTTCGCCGTCGCACGCCGCCATCTGGATGACGCAGAACTTCACGACTGGTATTCCGGCCGCTGGAGCCCGATGGGGATACGGCCGCGCGAGTTCGACTTTCTTACACGCCATGGGCAGCGTGCTGAGCCCCGCGATGCGGGACGCAGTGAACGAGAGCTTCGCCAAGGGCGGCTCGACTAAGGACGCCAATGAAGCCATGATGCGTGTGATCTCTAAGCACGACCGCTGGGGCAAGTGGGCGCCGCAGATCCAGTCCATGATCAACGACGGCGTGCTGGGTCATGGCTACGGCAACGAACTTCACGAGATGGCGCAGTCGACCGGGCCGCTGTCTGGGCCTGTCAATAGGGCGTTCGACTTTGCCAGATTGCTGCCGGCGATGGCCGACAGCTTCAACCGTGTTAGCACGGCACTCACTGCGCTGGAACTCACGGGTGGCGACGTGCGCAAAGCCAGCGACTTCGTAGACGAAGTCCATGCGGATTATTCGCAGGGCGCTAAGCCGCTCGCGTTCAAGAAGATCGGCCGAGTCCCGGGCATGAACTCGATCACGATGTTCAAGACCTATACGCAGTCCATGATCCATTTGTTCTATGGGAACATGAAGGCTGCAATAGATGGGTCTGGAGAAGGCGGTCGTATGGAAGCTGCCAAGACTGCGGCAGGAATGGTGGTAGCCAACGCGCTGTTCGCGGGCGTGTATGGCGCAGCGGCTATCGAGCCTTTGAAGCTCGCGGTCTATGCGTATCACAAGCTGTTTGACAAAGAGGGTGAAGTGTTCGACCTGAAGAACGCGATCCACAACTGGCTCGTGGAACATCTGGGTCGTACGGCGGGGGACGCGGCGGCCGGCGGCTTGCCGCATTTGGCGGGGTTTGATCTGTCCAGTCGGATGGGGCTCACGGATTTGTTCTTCCATGATCCGCCGGATTTGCTGACTTCTGACAAGGAGGGTTGGAAGAACTTCGCGTACGCGCAGGGCGGCCCGATGCTAGATTTCTTGGGATCGCGCACGACGGAGTTTGTGGGCCACATGAATCGTGGCGAGGGGTTCCAGGCGATAAGCTCGCTGGTGCCTATTAAGGCATATCAAGACATGTTGAAGGCATTTGAGTTGGGCACTACCGGCAAGACCAACTCGATTGGCGGGCGCATGACCAAGCCGTCCATGAGCGACGCGGCGTGGCAGGCGTTGGGGTTGAAGCCGTCATCGGTTGCGGACGCGCAGGAAGCTGCGAACACCAAGATAAGCTATCAACAGCAGGTTAAGGCGACCAAGGAAAATATCTTGAAGGCTTGGGCGGGTGCGACCGGCGACGAGCGGCTTAAGGCACAGGCGCGGATCAGCCAGTTCAACCGGCTGCATCCGTCAGAGGCGATCAAGCCAACGGAGCAGCGGTCCATGATGAAGTACCGTCAGGAGTCTCAGGGCAATGCGCCGACTCGGGACCGGACGCTCAACGACATGCTGAGCTACACGCGCAAGTAGCTCAGCGTTTTAGCTCGTCGCGGATATCTTCGGCCGAGCAATTCGCCCAGCGGTTCTGGTTCTTGATAGCCCAGACGCGCATCTTGCCGCTACCGGATCTGATCTCTCGCACCACCTGGGCTTGTGGAAACGCGCGGTTCATGAAGCCCCGCACGGCCATACCCGAGTAAACACGGCCGGTCTCGGTTTGCAGCCACTGCCCGAGATCGGCGCACGTAAACACTTCGCGACTCAGCGGCCCGTCTTCGTTACGCATCGCGTCGATCAACAACTGCACTTCATTGACCTGTGATCTCTCGACCATCGTGAGCTTGGAGCCGGTCAGCGGCGGCGCGTCTTTGGGGTTCCAGTTGTTCAGCGGGATCGAGTTGAAAATATATCTCAGCACCCCCGGCCCGCGCGGCCCGTTCAGCCAGTCATGGAAAGTTTTGAAATACAACTTCCGCTGGTCTGGTGTCATGGGTCTCGTAGGATTGAGATAGTAGATACCCCAACGCCGCTCGTCATTCGACGGCAATGTCATTGCGTCTTCGTAGTTCGAAGTCGCAGTTATGAATATTCGATTTGGGATGTTGTAAGGCTTAAGACCCTTGGGATGGATCTCGACGTTTGAACCCGTGACAAGGTTCTTGAGGGAATTGGCTGTGTCATCGGAGTCCCACTTGCCATTAATGTGAACCTCGTCGAAGTGTAGGAAATGCTTACCCGAGATGTAGTCACTGAACGACCCTCGTAGGACTTTGTTGGACACCATCTGCGAGTTGGCCTGGCCGCAGATCGCTTTGGGTATGTCGTACATCGCGGTGGTCTTGCCGGTGCCAAACTCTTTGGAGATCATCAGCGGTGCGCTCGTGATCTTGATGGCTGGGAACTGGACCACGTGGGCATAAAATTTCAGCAGGTATTCCCCGAATGGCTTGTCCTCGTTCCTCGGGAACAAGTAGTCCCAGAGGTCCGCGAACATCGCGGCTTCCTGCGCCGTAGGTGCGATCATGGGCGGCGGATCTACATATAGGTTCACGTAGTTGTTGCCGTCTTCTGTAAAGATCCGGGTCTGGCCGGGCCAGAAGCCCATGCTGTTTACGACATGGCGCACGCCGTAGCGGCGCATCAACTGCGTCGCGTTGATCGGCACTCCCGAAGTGTTCAGCGGCATGAACCGCGTGAGCAGATCATCGATGGACATCTTCGCCATGATCTTCCGCTCGGTCATCGAAAAGTACAGACCCTCTTGGTCCAAGATCATCACGAACTCGTGGGCCAGCCACTGCACCGCGTCGTTGTGATCCAGCCTGGGCTTGCCCGTCGCGTTGACGGCGTGCTGACACGCGATCAACAACGGGCTGACTTTGGATTGCACCTGGATCTGCGGTGCTGCGGGGGCTGTGGTAGCAGGAACTATGGGGGCCTGCGCTTGGATTTCCTCGGCGAAGCTTAGTCCTGAAACAGATCCAGTTGGATCATCGGCCGCCACTGCGACTGGTGTTGGTTCGCCCCATCCGCCGTCGCGAGCAAGCTTAACGAGTGTGCCGATGCCAACGCCGCCGCCGGGTTCAAAAGACTGCCAGGTGACGTAGCAGTCTTCCTCGCTGACGTAGCCTGGCTGATTGCTGCTCCAATCGTGGAAGAGATCAAATGATTCATGTGACTTATTACCCCAGTCTTGTATCGCGCACAGCACGGTGATCCAGAGATCCCGGCTCGCGAACTTCGGAAGGTTGATGTAGTTGAGCATATCCTGCACTTGAGCGGCAGTCTTTTGCTCGTGATCTTTTTTGCTGACAAGATCGTCGTTAGATGCAAGGACCTTGAGTTTAGACACCGGCCCTGACAGCACCGGCGCGACTTGAAGCTGCGCCGCGATATCTTTGAGGGCGTACGTCGTGCCGGTGTCTGTAATGACTACGCACGGCAGTGGCGTCTCGCCTTTGCGGTTCAGACTCCCGGGCGCGCGAAGCACGCGGGCTGCGTCGCTGGTGCTGCTGGGATCGGCTTTAAAACCAAGCTCCTCGCACTTGGCTTTGAGGGCCAGAGCCACTGGCTTCCACTCGGCCACCGGAACGTCGCGGTCCAGGCACCAATACACATGAACCCCTCTACCAGAGTTCACGTAGATACTGGGCCTGGGAAGCCCGGTAGCTTTTACAAACGCCGCAAGTTCCCGGACGGCAACGTCGGTCCCCCCGAAGTCTTTGCCGTCAAGGTCCAGCCACAGAGCGCGCTTCGCTATGGGGTCTTTCCGGTTGGTACCGGCGTAGCTCCCCACCGCGAAGAACACGTTCAGCGGCAGCATCGATAAGCGATTGACCTCACTCGCCAGTTGAGCGTGCGTCTTGATGCCGTTATGGTGACGCGACTCAATCAGCTTGCCCTCCGGCCCCGTGGCTCCCGAGAGCAGTGTGAACGGCCCCTCGCTAGGCAATACCCTAGCGAAGAACTGTTCCATGGTTACTGAGCGCCCCCAGTGAAGGCGCTGAGCCCTGCCAGGATGCTGTTCACGTCATCGTCCAACTGGCCCTGCGGAGGCGCGTTGGAAGTCTCTGCTGCGGCCACCGGCGCCGGGGCTACATCGACCGGCGCGACCGGCTTGCGCCGCGTCTTGGGCGCCGCAGGAGCTTCTGCGGCCGGTGCGGGCGCGGCGGAGGCGAACGGGTTGGCAGCCGGAGGGGGCGGCGGGGCGAACGCAGCGGCCGGCGGCGGGGGAGGAGCGCCACCACCATTGAACGGCTGGACCACCGCGCCGTGCATACCGACCGGGGGCGGCGGTACGAAGGCTGGTGCGAAGGTCGTGGGCGGAGGGGTGAACGCAGCGGCCGGCGGCTCGGCTTGAGCAACCGGACCCTGCGGACCGGGCGGCGAAGCTGCCGCCTGGGCACCCACTCCCACGACCGGCTCCTGCTCGAACGCCGCCGTCGGCGCCGTCGCCGGGACATCGGCCACGAGATCGTTGTCGGCCAGGATCGCGGCGACCGCGTCGCTGTTGTAAAGCTCCAGAACGATTTCGGCTTCCGCATCGGTCAGCGGCCGGATCGCGTTGAACTGGGGCTTCGGGTGGGACACCGTCATGTCGAACGAGAACCGCACGGCGACGGCGTTGTACGGGAACCCGCGTGCCTTCATACCATCGGCCAGCTTGGACAGATCACCCAGCGCCGAAGGCGGAACGCGGAACAGCATCGGGCCACCCAGGCTCTCGTTGCGCAAGTCCGCGAGTGGGGCTACGGCCAGCTTCTTGGTATCACGGCACGCCTTCTGCTTGGCACCGTTGTCACCGATCATCGAGCCCCACTGGTTCATCGGGCACAGCGCGCAGTTGCTATGCACCGGAGTCTTGACTGCTGCGCTCGGCGTCTTGCCGTCGAGGCTGTAGCAGTCCGGCGGCGAGTTGCTGCCCTCGACGTACTTGCCCTTGTAATACTGCTTGTTCAGGAACGGGTTGGCTTTCAGGATCACGAGTTCCAGTGTCGCCACCGGCTCGGGCCGGCCCGTCTGCTGGTTGATTGCCTGGATAACGGTGTCGGTCTTCTTGTACTTCAAGTGCCACCGACCGCCCTTGATGGATAGAATCGGGTAGCTGCTGCGGATGCCTTCGCCGAGTTCGTTGCCCATGTTGGCTTCGACGAGCGCGCGGGCTGGGCCGGCGTTGGTCTCGAACTGGAACAAAGTTACTTGCTGATTGTTGGACATGTCATTGCCTCTGGTGAATTAACTTTTACGGATGTGCGCGCATGTTTCCGTCGTGACTGAGAGTCCCGGCGGTACTTCGTTGTGCGCTTCGATGAAGTCTTGGACGACGGATTTGGAGACTCTCTTTTCGAGGACCGACCAGGCTTCGTTTGATTTGATCCATTCGAGAGTAGCGTCCCAGTCTTTTACACTGACCGTCGTGTCAGTTTGTAGGAACGCTATTCCGCTTGATCCCTTGAAGTTTGTCAAGCCTTGCTCTTGTAATTTTTGCTGAACCCAGACCAAACACTTTTGCATCTGATCGTTCAACGGCGCGAGTTCTTCCTTGTGGCGCTTTGCAGTTTCTTCTTTCTTAGCACGAAGCTGGAGGTAGGCCGCCAGCACTTGGTCGACTGTCACATGATTCTCCTTGGGTTGATGTAAAGAATGTGGGATCACAGATATGAGGAGGAGCGCCGAAGCGCGACAACCTGCTCCCACTGCCGGGGTTTAAGCTACACCCACTCGCCGGCTGACGGTGTCCGGGGTATCCCATGTGGGGCCGCCCGACTCGGCTGTCATTCTTCAAAAAGTTCAAGCAGCGCCCCCTGCAACGCGGCTTTTCTACGTAACCTAGAATATACAGCACTCTCAGCCTTGGTGCTGGTCAGGTGAACTATGTGAGTGTTCTGTGTCTGGCCGCTGCGCGTGATGCGCGCGTTGGCCTGCTCGTAAATCTCCAGGCTCATGGTCGGCGTCGCCCAGATAATGGTGGAAGCAGCAGTGAGCGTAAGCCCGTGTGCCATGGTCTGCGGATGCGCCACGATCACACGGGGTGACGTTCCTTTCTGGAACCCAGAAAAGATCAGATCGCGTTGTGCCTTTGGGACTTCACCGTGGATCATGCCCACTTGATACCGCTTGCCCAACACCCCTGCCAGCATCTCAACCATATATCTGAACGTGGCGAAGACAATCACTTTGCCAGTGGCGCCCTCGATCAACTCGAAGATCGTCTTGAACCGGTCCACGCCACCGATGTAGTGGCCTAGCCCTGAGTCGTCGTACCCGAAGCCCGCCGAGATCTGGAGGAGCTTCGATAGCTTGACCCCTTCGTTTGCTGCCGTAATCTGATTAGACCGTATTTCGGTGGCGAGTTCGTCGAGCATCTGCTTGTACGCTTTTTGGGCGGCTGGATCGAGTTGGACTTGGAGTGTCGTATACGTAGTAGGCGGGAGGTCAAAGCACTGCTCGCGAGTGAATCGCACGGCGGGCTGGAGCGCCTTGTGGACGACTTCGATTGCTTCCGGCCGCTCGACCCACTTGAACGTTCCGATCTGCCGCATGGTCTGGTCTTTGAATGCTTTGAAGCTATATCCAACAGTGTGCGGAGTAAGTAGTCGAGCCTGTCCAAACGCATCCGTCGGAGCGTTGGGGGTAGGGCTTCCAGTGAGTCCCCAGCTATATCCCGAACGCTGGACCAGAGGAGCGAGAGCCTTAAACCGTTTGGACCGGGAATTTCTGTAGCTAGCAACTTCGTCAATGATGATCGTATCAATGTCTGGACGTGCCCATAGTTCTGGGTGTATGACTTCAACGCCATCATGGTTGATGATAAAGACATCAGCATCGCCCGCGAGGAGTTTGAGCCTGCGTTTCTTGTCGCCATATAGCACCGCCGTTTTCAGGTGTGGGAAGACCTCGAAGATCTCGTTGTCCCACACGGTTGTTATTGTAGAAAGTGGCGCGACGACGAGCAGCTTGCGGGCCAAGCCTACCGACCGGAGATAGTCATAGGCCCACAACGCTGCTCGCGTCTTGCCGACGCCCATCTCTGAGAGTATGTACGCACGTCTGTGTATCGTGCAGAGATCCACCGTTACTTCTTGAGACTGAAATGGTGGTCTGCCCGACCGCATATGTGGGTAGTACGACAGCGCCGGACTCTGCACCATCAGCCCGAGGTTGCGCAGCAGCCGCACCGTGTCCACGTCATGGGGCACAGCTAGCCACCAGGCACCGTCAACCTCGAACCTTTGAGCAGCGGGTGGTCGCACGATGGCTTCCACGTCCGCCCGATACGGCAGAACAATCTGTCGACTATCAGGATAGACAGCTAAACTGGTCATTGATCTTTCGCCAGGTTCTTCCCATGAAGTACGGCGTCGTTTATTTTTTCCATGGCGCGCTTGAGCATGTCCATGATCTCGGCGGGCTTGATCTCGCCGTCCCGAACGCAGGCCGAGAGCAGCGCAAGGTCGCTGCGGATCTCGATCAACGGACGCGGGTTCTTGTCCGACTTGGTATAAAGGATCAAGTTCATGGCCGTGACCCTACGTAACCTCCTGCCAGTAACTGACGCATCTTGATCACGGCCCGGGCTTGGGTCACGGCGTCTTCCACGGGGTTGTGCGCTACGTAGTTGTACTGCGCCCATTCGGCACGGTCATACCCGGCGCGGATCGCTTCGGCTTCCAGGGTCCGGTAGCTGCGCGGTGCACGGTAGTGATACGGGAACGCGCCGACGCCTTGCTGTCGTGCCCACCACTCTGTCAAGATCACATGATCGAAGTGCGGATCTTTAGACCAGACTTCTTGAACATCATACTTGGCAAGCAGCGTCTTGAGTTCAAACGCCGCAGTCGCAGCCACGTACTTACCGGTGAAGCTGTACTCCCGCGCGGGCTCGGACTGCTTGGCCCACCAGAATACGGTTGCTGGATCAATGTGACCCGTTACAGACTTGGGCTCCAGCGCCCATCCAATACTGTCCAAGATCCGGTCGTTGTCAAAGATCGCAACGCCGATGGATATCACCGCTGCGTCGTATCGTACTGAAAGAGTCTCAAGGTCAATCATCGCGTGAGTCATTGGAGTCCTTTGAAGTAAGCCATACTGTTGCAGACTGTGAAATAAATCCAGGTACTGGCTTCAACAGCCATCCCACCAACTGAGCCATATCATTACCTTCGGAACTGTCTATCAAAAACACGGCGCCCCCAGCGTCAATCACATCGCGCATAGTTCGCGTTTGCCTGGCAGTAGGATGTTTGCCGGGCGCCTTAGTCTCTATGCCGGCGTATACGCCATGGTGGCACACGTGATAGTCCAGGGCTGGAGCGCCCATTCCGTTTTGCACAGCGCAGTGCCTATAGGCACCCGCGCTCACAAGAGATTTGTTCACTGCCGCTTTAACGCGGCCTTCTGGCGTAGCCACTGTCGCGGGCACTCTTTACATGTTCCGTTTGAGTATCTTCCGGCGCCCACGTGATTTCTTATGCAAGTTGGCATCGGGTTTCTCCTCGGCGTCCAAGATCGTGTGCTGATGCGGGTTGTGGTCCTTGAAGATCTTTTGCAAGTGTTGTGTGATCGCGGCCATCTGCCCGTCGATGAAGCCTTTCAACTCGGGCTGCGCGGGCGGACGGTCGTCGGTCAGCTTCCCCGAATGGTAGGCATCAAGAATAATGCCCACACAAGCAAGGACGCTAGCCAGGTGAGGAACACCGGTATCAGCGTCCGCCCATTCGCCGTTCTGATAAGCAGCCACATGACGTGAAATAGCGTCGAGATAGATGGAAACACGCACACCAGCGACACGCCAATTATATTTGCCATATTTTAATGCTCCTTCGGTAAACGCCAGGGCGGCGTAAGCTTGAACGACAGATGGAACCAAGTGCATGGCGAGCTTCTTAGAACCGACGGCGTCCTTGGGGTTGGTGGGTTTCAGGTCAATCATGCAAGCTCCTTGTTGCCAAACTTCAAAGAATTAAACCAGCGCCGCAGGATGTAGCTGCGAGCCAGGGAGATCCCTGTGTACATCAAGCCCATGAGGAAGTTGTTGCCGGGGCTGATGTGCATACCGAACAGAGGAAAGATCAGCAGGTTCGCAAAGTAGTTGATCGTGAACCCAATAGCGATGTTGGCCCATGCCTCGGCGATGGACCCCTTACGCGTCTGACTCATTGAAGCCTCCATTTTCCATTGACGATGATGATCAACTGGCGCTTGCCATCCGCGTGAAGTACGCAGTGCGCGTTGAGCCAGGAACTCGGGCCGCTATTGTACTCAAGCCTGAGCCTGGTAGAAGTACCAACTTGGTAGCAACCTTCTTCAATAGCTGGTGAATGACTGTGCCCGATGATGGATCGTACTCCGATCCGACGTAGGTTCTTGGCGGATCCCCTTGAACCGTTTGGACCACGGTCGCCGTGCATCCCGAGTTCCACGCCTCCTAACACGAACGATTCGTTGCCTCCAAGACACCTGAACCGAGGGTCCGGTTGCCGCAGCTTGAACCAGTGCGGGAACGGGCTCGGGTACTCAGTGCCGCCTGGCCCCATCTTGGTATCGCGGATCATGGCCCAGGCTGTGGCAAGATAGAACTCCGCGTTAGTCGGGTCGCTGCGCCAGTCGGTAGAGATCACCCAGCGTCGCAAGAAGTCATCGTGGTTCGAACTCACGATGATAGACATCACGTCGGGCGGAGTCTTCTTGGTGACGTGATCTACCGCTCGAAAAACTTCTTCTTTAACCCGGTCCGCACCAGCTTGGCGCTTAGCGAAAGAGTTGAAAGGGTTGCCCGCGTGGTGAGGATTAGCGGAATATCCGTCCAAGAGGTCGTGCCAGACGAGATGATGCGGTTCAAGCTGGCCGATAATTTCGTCTGTCGCAGACTCAACTTTGCTGTCGATAAAGTCCACGTGTGTATCGCCCATAACAAGAGCGAGCGGGCGCGGGGCACGCGTCGCCTTTCCAGGTAGATAGCGAGTCTCAAGATCAGTGAAGCTGCCAGAAGCTTTATCATAGTTGACTTGCCTTATATGAAAAATCGGTCCGTCGATCTCGACTATCAAAGCTGCCAGGGCGTGATGGAACTCGCCTTTCTTGCCGGCGTTGCTGTCTGTGTAGTTGGGCAGCGTGCAGGCCCCCGTGGTCGTGATGATCTTTGCCATCTTGTTAGACGGCGTCGCAATAGACCGCATCGCTAACTTGGTGTGTGCGATGATGGCAGACTCTTGACCTGAGATAGATTCGAACCCTGACAGCGGGTCGCTCGCTGTCGGCTGAGTTTTGATATCGCCCAACAGCAACAAGTTCTTGTTCATCAGGCGCCGCGCGTTGTACAAGAACGGCTCGACTTCTTTGGCCCAGAGTTCCAGGTTCATTTGGGATCCGGTCCAGCGCGAAGTAGGGTTTTTGTACCTGATCGGCACGACCAGCAACTCGGCGTCGAGGGCTTGGCGGGCTGTCTGCAAACACTCCCAGAACTCTTTGTGCACCGGCGTCGCGTTCTGCGCAGCCGTGATGATGAACGTCTTGGCGCCGGGTCTGATCGGCCGCTTGAACACTACGGGGCGCTTCGCAACGTCCCCCTTTTTATTGGTCATAGGGCCGTCCGGATTCGTAGTTGAGGAACAAAAAACTTCAAGCGGTCGACACTCCCAGCGGATCCTGCCACTGGGCGCTTTGCCGTGCTTCTGCAGCGGCCGTCCGCATTTTTTGCAGTTAGGTCTTGTCACGTGTCACTTTGATGCCGGCCGCTTTGCGGGCTGCGGCTGTGGCTTTCTTGTCGACAATGGCACGCCAGAAGATCCGCCCGTTCTCGAACATATACTCCGTGTGGTGGACCAGTCCGCAGTCGCAGCACTCGGTTATTTCTGGAGAGCCGAGCAGGTACCACACGTTCTCGTGCATCTGGATGAACCCTTTGACCGGGCCAGCCTGCATGGGCTCGGGTGTTTTCTTGCGGCTCACTTCTTAGGCTCCCAATACTGGCAAGTGCGCACTTCGCACCAGCCCCTACACAGAAACCCGGGGCGCGGCGGGAAGTTTTCCTGGTCGTGCGCCGCCTGGTACGCCGAGACTCGTGGCAACATGCGAGACCAGAACTCTGGGACTTGCTGTGCCATCATGGTCTCCTTGGTGATCTGCTTGGACTTGACCCACAGGAACGCGTGGGTGATCTGCTCAAGCTCCGGTGCCAGGTGGAACGTGACCGCGCTGTTCAACTGCAACTGCGTGAAGTCGTCTTTGACTTTGCCGGTCTTGTAATCGAACTGCACCGCGCTCTTGCCGTTGATAATCGTCAGGTCGGACTTGACTCTGAGCCAGGCGTCTTTGGCGAACCACTCGACGGGCTGCCACTGTGCGTTCAGTGCGATCTGCTGCTCGATGATCTTCTCACCCGGCGCGTTCTTGAGGGACTTGAGAGTCGGTTCCCAGTGCCGCATATGCAGCGGCAGCGGATCCCCGGACTTGACGTATAGCTCAGCGGCCTTGTGCCACGCCTTGCCGTATGCCATCTCCTCGGACTCTTTGAACGGGATGGTCTTGGCAACACTCTCGTTCCAATACTTGCGCGGGCATTGTTCATAGCTCGTGATGCGCGAATAGCTCCACGCTACTTGTTTGCTCAATGGACTCTCCTGTGGCGATACACGCACACGTACTCTGTCCGGTACTCGATCACGGGACTGCACCAGCAGTCTTCATGCGGCTCGTGGGGCGCCGCCTCCGGTATGTTCACATGCAGGCACGGTAGCCCGCTGGGCCAGTCGGAGGGTTCCGCCTCGCCCATGGCTCCGATGAACCGGGCTCGGCGCAGGCAGCGTTCCAAGGTGTTTTCGTTGCTGCTCTCGAACTCGGTCAAGTACGGCTTCTCGGTCGATGTCGATGACATGGCACACCCAGTTGAATGATCCGACGGTTGTGGCAGTACTCTTGAACCAGAGCGTTGCCCTGCGTGATAGCGTTTCGGCGTCCTCGGCGTTGGACACCAAGTCTGATATGCCTTGCTGCAACACTGCTGCCCACAGTGTCCTGTACTGATCTAGTTCGGGGAGGTCGAAGTTCAATTGTTTGCGGCCTCTTGCCCGGGTTCAAGCGTTGGACAATAGACCTGCTTGTTGGCCTTCGCGTTGAGCAATACCGCCATGTCGGCCATGGTGAATATGCACACACTCTTGAGGAGAGTGCATTCGTTGGCAGCAGCTATGGTTTCAAGAGAGATCGCGCACCGCTTCAGGTCGGACACAGGCTGAGCGGGCGGAGTGGCGCCGCAGCCGGCGAGAATGAGAAGGCTACTTAGCATCGCCGTAGCTCGCACCATGATTCATCTCCACTGCGATAGGTAGGTTGGGCATCCAGTCTACCTTCTTTGTCATCTCCGACTCAATAGCCGGCTTGACTTTTTCGACCAAAGAACTCGGCACCGCGAACACCAACTCGTCATGAACCTGGAGGGCCGCCGGTATGTTCATAGCCGCCAGCCTGGTCTCGGCGCCCGTAGCAATGATGCGGGCCAGGGCTTGGCAAATGTTCTCCAAGAAGCTGCCGCCCCAGATCCGGTTGCCGTCTTGCCACTCCAGTACGTCGTCGCTGTCCAGGGCTTTGAACTTGCGCGACCGGAAGTACAATCCCTCTGGGCCGAGCGCGATGTCCGGGTAGGTGATCGGCATTCCGTTGGGCAGGATGATTCGTTCGTGCACGAACGCCAGGTTGTTCCAGATGTGCATACCCGACGGGTTGACCATGAACCGCCGTGCCAACGAGTCCAGCATATCCCAACACTCTTTGATCTTGGGGAACGTGGTCCGGTACAAATACACGATACGCCGGGCTTCCGTGGCGTCCATATCGATGCCTTCTTCCAGCATCTTTGCCAGGAACTTCTTCCAGCCCATGCCGTAGCCGAGACCCAATATACAAGTCTTGCCGACGAACCGTTCGGTCGGGTGATCCTTCTTGTTGACCGGGTACCCATAGATCAGGCTCGCGAACCAGGAATAAATATCCTCGCCGCGTGCGAACTTCTCTACGAGATCCCACTGCCCTGCGAGCGTCGCGACTAGGCGGGCTTCGATGTTAGAGAAGTCGGCGGCTACTATCGAGTAGCCATCCTGCGCAACCAGCGCAAAGCGTAAGTGTCCCTTCTTCAGCTTCTTCGTAGCCTTGTCCCATTCGACACGAGGTAAGTTCTGGAGATTTATCTTCTCGTCGCCCGAGAAGCGGCCCGTGTGCGCTCCATAGTAAACCATCGGAACAGGGAGTAGTCCATCCATAGTGTTGTGCAAATCTAATAATCTTCGCAGTCTCGCCTGCTCCAAGCTCGACGACATGATAAGTTTTGCGCGACATAGTTCTCTCACTGCCGGGTTCGGATGAATCAACATGTCCTTCATGCCAGGATCGTTCTTGGCAAATGCGTAGGTCGGCTTGCCTTTCGGGTTCAGCTTCATCGGCACTTCGACGTTGAGGCTCTCAAGAACCTTGGCGAACTTGTCGCGAGACTTGAGTTGATCAACGGCCACGCCATACTTGCTCTCGATCCTGGTGAGTAACTCATGGCGCTCAGCGTCAAGAGCGTGCAGCCTCTCGACCAGCTTGGCGCCATCTAGTCTGAGCCGGGGCCGCAGGTATTTTTTGATCGTAGCGTCGACGATCTGCTGTTCTTCTTGAGGCAGAATCCTGTTCAGATGCTCGGCGATCCCCCACGCGATCTCGGTGTCGACGCAGCAGTACGCTCCGTACTCGGCAAGTTCCTCAGGAACAAGTTGGTCCCGGTGCTTGCCCATCATTTTGAGTACGGTCTTGCCCTTGGCCTGTAGCTTTAGATGCGTACCAATAGCATCGAGAGACGCGCTGCCAGTATGCGGCACAAAATGCGGCCGTGATCCGACCATAGTGCATAGATACGCAGCAGGCTTAAAGCCAAAACGCCACTCAAGAATACTACCGTCAAACCTAGCGTTATGAGAGACCACGCGTATACGGTTCCAAGGTAGCGTCGCCAAGATTTTCTTCTGTTCATCGTAGCTCCCTGTGAAGAACTTCGCGGGCTGGCCGCCTGTCTTAAGTGAGAACCCCATCGACTCGAACCGTGGGTCCATGACGTACTGAGCGTTCTCTAGTTTTTTGAGAGAGTACTCTTGGTCGTAGTAAGACTCGAAGTCCAGCCCGAGGTCGATCAGGGGTTGTGTCATGGCGCGGGCTTCACCTTCCGGTTCATCAAGTTGCTGGCGCGTAGATCGTCCAACAGCCCACGCAGCACAGCACAGGAAATCGGGTCAGCTTTGCTGGCGTCCAAGATGATTTCAAGGTGCATCGCATAGAAGAAAGCGTTGTCGCCACGGATGAACGTGCCGGGCCGGTCATCACCGAACTGCACCGGCCCGGTTTCGACGCGCGTCTCGACAGCGGGCAGCTTGCGAATGTCGCTCATGTAGGCTCACCTATCCGGTTCACAGTTGCGTCACTATCTTTGAATCTTGCCACGTCTCGGTACTCCTCTCCAGCCGCCACGCTTTTTGTGGGACCGGGGTTTGTCAGTTGGTATGCCTTTGAGTTGGCACGATATGATCTCTAGGATCGCTTTGTGGCCGCGCATTTTACTCGCCGCAGGGATCAAAGCAATCTGCGCGTCCAGTTCTTCTGGCGAGTAGCGGTCCCGCTTACGCCCACTCTGCATAGCGAGACCACGTGGCGTAGTCAAGATACTGCACTGTGGTTTCTGCCAACGCGGGTTTGTTGAGGCCAGACAGTAAGTGCCCTTTGCTGACTTGCAATAACATCTTGTCGATGTTTTCTTTGGGATAGGGCGCCCACTCGAACGGGACGGTTGACGAGCGTTTTTGTTCTTCGAACGCTTCGCGCTGTGCTTGCGGCAGATACTGCATCAGGTCCGGCACCATGCGTTTGATCTGGCCGGCGGTCTTCGCCATCGTGAATATATCCGTGAGCGTACGGCTGGCAAGCCGTAACTCGTCATACATTTCGGCTGTCATGTTCATCCACTCGATGAACTCCATGCCCTTATCGGCGCCCAAGTGATGGCAAATATGCCCAGGAGTCAAGTGCAGCGTCGCGTGCTTGGAGGTAGAGTTTTTGCACAGCGTCACCCACTTCACGATGTCGGTATTTCTGCGGATATCTGGGATAAACCCAAAGCATTGCTGTATGTGCCCTTGCGCAGCGCGTGCATTGTCGACCGGCCCAATAGAATCTATCTGGATCAGCGCACTGACAGCCCGCGTGCCCTGTGTGACTGTCAGTCGGGGAGAGGTATCGATTCCCGAACCACCCGGAACGATGCCAAACTTAGCGAGTTTCCTATACCCCTCGGTTAGCTCAGTCGGGAACTGCCCGTTCCACATGTTCACGAACTGCTCGCGGTCTTTCAGTGGAAACTCCACGAACCTGACCACGTTATCAAGCAGGCCCCGAAGTTGACTGAGGGATTCTTCTTTGGCGCTGTTACTTAGTCGCGTTGTCATCGGCGCGGATCTCCTGTTTGGTGTCCATGTTCTCGACAACGGCTTCGACGCCGGCGGCCTTCAGGTTGTTCATGAGTTCCTTCACGAACTTGTTCATGTCCAAGTCGGGCAGGCGCTCATGAATCATGTGCATCATGATGGCGTTGATCTTGGACGTGGCCTCGCCCGCGCAGCGGGCGAGATTGTTGAAGGCCCGACGTGCGCGCTTTCTTTCATAGTGCTTGCCGGTCAGATACCCCGCGCCCGACGACAAGAACACTGCCAACACAAAGTCAATCTCGTTCATGTATATCTCCTAGTAAGAACTCTGATACCAAGCCTATCAAGACAGCCCCCAAAGCCACCCCGTCATTGTTCGTAACGATGGCGACCACGGCGATGCAGGACAACGCTGTTCTCATGCGGCCCCCCGCTTGATGTCCACATGGACCGTCACGCCCCACGGCGCTTCATTGTCGGTCGTCATGCACCAGACCGTAGGAATCCCAGTGTCCTCGCCGAAAGGAGTATACCCATCCGTGAACACCACGAAGGTCTCGATTGGAAGTTGCTGCTCCGCAGCCTCGGTGAACCCGACAGTCATGTCGGTGCCGCCTCCGCCGCCCGCTTGCTGTCCAAGCTCTTGCAGTTGGTTCACATCGTCGATCTCGATGAACACGCCGTTGTGTAGCCGGTCATCCACGTAGCCCACGTGGACCATCTCCGGCTCCAGGTCGGTAAGAATCCCGCCAAGCTCGCCCAGGAACGCCTGAAGCTCGTCCTGCCCGATGGACCCCGACGTGTCGATGATCACGCCGATATGCGGGCCTTTGAATCCTGCGCGCCCCGGGAAGTACACATGAGGAGGCGTGGCTAGCTTGCGCCGGTTGGGCCTGGACCACGTATGCGTGTCGCGGCCACGAGTCAGGTTGGTCATGGCCTTCCTGAGATGTTCGTGCCAAGGTATCTGCGGGTCGCAGATCTCGTCGATCATACGCTGCGCGCCGCTCGGCAAGTCCTTGCCCTGCATCTTGCTGATCTCGGCAGCCTTGGTCAGCGACGCCTGGAGCATGGCCTTGTCGACTTGGGTCCCCTGGGGCTGTGGCAAGTGGTCGTCGAAGTTGTCTTTGTCATCGTCGTCTGGAAGCTTCAAATACACTTCGTCGACAATGTCATCGCCCGTTACCTGGGAGTTTTGCAGCGTGCCCAGCGGTAGCTTGAACCCGGCCTGTGTGAGATACGCATTGATGATGTAGTCGCAGGCTTGATTGAACTTCTTGGGAGAGAAAGTTTTCAAGTCGGGTCCAAGACCCAGCGACCTGTACATGCTCAAGCGAGAGTTGTGCTGCAAGATTGTGTGCATGACTTCGTGAGCCAGGACACCCACACGCTCGTGGATGTTTAATTTCCCGAACTCGTCCGGGTTGATCCAGAGAGTCCTGCCGTCAGTGGCAGAAGTCTTCATGGCCGTGTTTTCACCCGGCACGGTCCGGGTTTCCTCGATGTTCATCAAGTCCAATACGAGGCTGGCAAAGAATGGCTGCTGGACCAGCAGGGCTGAGATAGCTTCCGTCACGCACTGAGATCGTGCGGCGGGCTGCTTTTGGTTCATCTACTTCTCCTTGGGTTATATCGCAAAGCGCGATAGTTTCTTGGCGCGAATATTCCCTTCGTTGACCAGCATCGTCCGGCCTGACCCGTCATGGAACAGGCACCAACGATACAGTCGGCCGTCTTTTTCCTCGGTGATCGTTGTCCGAGAGATCCTGACACCACGCACGAAGTATTCATGCGTCGTATCTTTGTAGGCCGGCCCCCACTGCGCGACTATTACCCCGATATCTTCAGGGATCTGCGAGTAGCGCAGGGGAGGGCCGAATTTATTATCATCGACTATGGTCATGTGGTCTCCTTCAGCAAGGCAATCATCGCGTCGATCTCGGCAAGCTTTTCTTCCGTCATGTTGCCGAACGAGCTTCGGTCGTAGCAGGTATATGTGACGAAGCCATCTCTACGGCGCCATTTCGAGACGTGGCAAAAAGTCCTGTAACTCCACCCCTCGACGTGACGGCCCTTGAACTTATTCCACAGCTTCCGGTTGACACACGTGTCCCATTTGTATCGCGCTAAGAAGTTCACTTCCAGATCTCCTCAAGGGACGCTTCGACAGCCAAGCGGGCTGCGTCGTCTGCGACTTCAGCGGCCAGTCTGGGATCGTTGCGGTAGGCTTCGACGGGGCGTTGGAGCAACTGCTTCTCGATGTCATCCGCAAGCTTGGTGAGCTTCGGATTATTATGCAGATTCATTGTTTTGGCAAGCGATACCAAGTCCTGCATGTTGGTCACGAGACTGTCGTACATGCGAGTTTTTTCACCGTCGCCCTTCTTGCCGAGTTGCTTCGCCATGCGCTGGAGTTCTTCCAGCATCTTGCCCTTGAGTTCGTCCAGTGCGACACCGGCCTGGATCAAGTTTTGCTCGGCGACACGCTGGCCCAGAGCCTCGGACAACTCTGCGGGCACTGCCACTCGGGCGAAGTCCGATACAGCCGGCACGGGCCTGAGATCAAAACTTACCGCGAACTTGTCAGGAAGCTCGGCGGCAGTCGGGTACTCGTCGGTTACGCGGGCCATGCCTTTGAGATTAACCCTGGCCTGAGCCACGCGCTGGTCCCACACGTCTTGCAACCGTGCCACAGCCTTGTCGTGTTCATGCTTGATCGCGTTGACTTCCTTCATGAGTTCGAAAGTCTTGGTTGCGGATACCAAACGCTCGCCGCGCTTGGGTCCGACGGTGTTCGCTGAGAACGTCAGCGTTCTCGCATATACCATGGCTCTGATCTGATTCTGATGATGGATTACCTCTAGGTACTCCGCATCAGCGTCAGCCAAGAGGTTCTTTACGAAACGTCCGGCGGAGCGCGTTGCCCCGTTAGCTAGGATCGTATCGTCCGATGCCTGGCGGTCTGTTTTCTTACTGCCCCATGACTTGAGTTCAAGATCCACGAGCATGTAATTACTAGCCAAGGCTTCGTTTAGCTCACGTGCGTTTGACATTTGCCTCCTTAAGATAATTAGTTGCTTTCGCCAAACCTGCTAGGGAATCACCTAACAGACCAATGCCGGTGTTGCAGTTCGAGCATAACCACCCGCGAAACTTCTTCTGTTTGTGGTCGTGATCGTTATGCAATCGCTTTTTGCCGCGTAACAATCCGCAGCATTCGCATCTCATCGGCATTGGTCTAGTAGGTGTAGGGTACTTAGACCGCTGATTGTAGTGATACCATTTTAATCTATTTTTCTTGTAGTAGGCACGCGCGGCGGCCCTACATGCCGCTTTGTTGCGTTTATAGTATTTGCGCTGGGTCGCGTTTTTCTTTTCGCGGTTGCGGGCCGACCACGCCCGCATCTGGGCTAATTTCTTAGCTTTGATGCGGGCGTAGCGGGCTTTGTCATACCGCTTTTTAAGCAGTTTATCCATTACTCATATTGATAAGTGCTTTATTCTGGTGGATCCATTTTATCAATGCCGGCGAATTGAGTAAAGCGGATCCACTCCGCTCCAACAACGACTTCGCCATCGACACTTGGACTTCCTTGGGCAGCCGCTCGGTGTACTGCCACAACTTGTCGATGTTGCTACCCTTGGCATAGTGGATGCACATCTGGCCCGCCGCCCAGCCCGCCGAGAGATCCTTCGGACACTTGGCCGCCTTCGGATCCGCGACGATCTCGTCCAGCGTGGGAAGCTGGTCGTGGATCTTCAGGAACCCGAACATGTCGGCCGCCGCACCCTCACCGATATCACCCATCACGGCCTGCTGCACCAGCGAGTCACTGGGCAATTCCATCTCTGTGATCCTGCCTTCCGCATCGCGGGCTAGGCCCACTTGCAGAACCTTGGCAGCACGAGTCACAGACCGCGCCGTCGCGAACGGCCGGTCGGTCGCCGGCACCTCGTTGACGAACGCAACGGTCGGATGCTGCTTCGCCCAGGCGATGATCAGCGGGTGAATCCCGTTGGCCTCCGCCCAGATCGACCATGATAAAGCATCGTTCTCGATGTTGATCTCGGTCACTCGGTTACGGACGTGCGACGGCTGTCGCACGACACCGGCGCGGTCGGACATGCGATTACTCGCACACCAGACTTGCCAACCGTCGGGCAGCTTCTCGTTGCCGAACCGCTTGTCCAACAACACTGGGGCCAGGGCTTTCTGCGTGAGCATCTCCGCAGATGACAATTCATCTACGAAGTAAATACCACGCGGATGCTTCTCCAGATATTCTTTGGACGGAAGCTCGGGCGAACGGGTGAACGCCGAACCCGCTGTGCCGTCGGGATTCTTGATGGGCAGCAGAAATCCCTTGTAGTCCGGCGCATCCAGCGCCGGGGCCAAAGAATCGTGAAAACCAAACTGCTCGCCATACTGCGCGGACAGTTGCTTCACGATCTCGTGCTGAACGACCTGCGTCTTGCCACAACCCGGCGGGCCTACCAGGCTCACCGTATTGCCAGCCTCATACAGACGCGGAGCCAGCTTCACTAGATCGAGTATTCGCATTCATCGTCTCCTTTGTAAACAACATATGAAGTTTTATCACTCTCGCCAAAAATTCTTCCCGGGTCGCGTATTTGTTCTCTATGGTTCGTAGATAATGTCTCAACGCTCCCGGCACGCCGCGATTCAAAACGACACCGTAGACGGGGCTGTTCGGCATATTCCAGTAGCCACTCTGTAGCGGTGGCACCCAACGTTTCCAATCACCAGGCCAAGTCTTGAGGACGCCCATGTGGTACATCGCAGTAAGGAACTCGGCGCTGAGCGGTTCATGGCACACCCACGGTAAGCACGGCCAGAACGGAAGCGTCACACCGGTCTTGGCATCATACCCCCACGAGTGGAACCAGTACCGAAACTCGCCGTTATTGTTGCGCCATTCTTTCCACGGATCATCCTTCTTTGAGGTCACGATTGCACGACTCGATGAACGTAAACTCTTTGAACTTGGGATTGTCCTGCTTGAACATCTTGCTCATGGCAAGGGTCATAACAGCAAGCTCGTCGAGTCGCGTAACGCCTTCTGTGTGCGTTGGTTCGCTAGCGCCCCAAGTTTGTTTGACTTTGACGCGGCGCTGATGGATCAGGTCCGCCATAGCTACATAGTGCTGTTGCGTGAACATAGGTTTCCTTTTACGTGTGAGAAAAGTCGGTCGAATCCAGAGCATTCCCAGTGATCGCTGCATGATTCGACGCGGCGTCAGTGCCTGGGGCTAAGTAATCCCAGCAATCTCGTCACCATCTCCTGGGGAGTCTGGTTTTGTGCCCATGAGTATCCTTCCAGTGCCAACTGGTGGCGAAGGTTTTCGGTGATGTATTCTTTGGCTTCGACCCAGCCGAACGCATAGGCCAAGGTGTTCTGCATGTTGTCCGGCAGCTTGATCCCGCCAGTGGCTATTCTGGTGGCCCGCGCTCGAACGTCGGTCCACATGGCGTCTACTGCGTCTATATACCGGCTGTGCCAAGTGTTGTTCTGTATCCCAGCGAAGCGGTAGGTGAAGATGCTACGGCCTGTTTCGTCTTGCTGGGTGACTAGCTCGTACCCGACCGGGAGAATGATCGGGCGATTCGAAGGTGCTTTCATCGCGTCTCCTTGAGGGATGATTCTGAGGGATGGTCTGGTTGCCCAAACCATCCGACGCAATCATACACTTAAGGCACTCCGCGTAAAGCATTTGTTCCTAGAGGAACATCGCGGTTTTACTTATGCTGCTCGCCTCAAGTGTGTTGCCATTTGATGGATGACCCCCGTTGCTGTATGGTCCAGCGACGTACGAAGTTCGCCACCATCGATACCAAGATCATCGAAGCCTCTGCTCAACGCGATGATCACGTCATGCAGTGCATCGATAGCTGCTTGCCGATCCGTCTTGGCCGCTACCAAAACCTGCTCCAAGATCTTCTCGGTCGCGCTGATCAACTTGCGCTTGCCCAGTTGCTGCGTCGCCGACATTTCGCGACGGGGCGTTTGCTCGTACATGGTCATCTTGTTGGCGTGTTTCGCCACCACGTCTTTCAACGTGTGCCGACCCCGTACCATCCAGTTGCGCAGCGTGCTGTACGAGGATCTCGCAAACGCGCAGCGGGCGTTGACGATCACGTTTTTCTCCCGCTTGTCGTCCGGCGACACAGGCAGTTGCCGCACGGTCTCGGTCATGGCCTTGTAAAAGCCCTCGTGGAGCTTGTCCACGACTTTTACATGCTCGGCTATGGTCTCGTCCGTCACCAGGCGGCGACCACGTAGACTCGTTATGTCAAGATTCAGTTGCTGCTGCGCGCTGGCTATGAGAATCTTCAAATAGACTTCTCGGGTAGTGCTGATCAAGTCGCCCGCCCCGCAGCGGGCTTTGATCAACTCTACTACGTCTTGCTCTGTCGCAACGTAGTTGCGAGCTTCGATTGAACCGATCATGATTACTCTCCTTGGGGATCACTGCACCATGCAGTGAACTCGCGGCCATCCTGGCGGCGACATATCAGAGAGTATGTAGTAACAACCCTTATCCCTTTGTAGGGACCGTCTGTCGGACTGTATTGTTAAATTGGCTCTCGCGCTTGAAGAACGAGAACAAACCATACAACACCACGGGCTTGGCGGGCAGCTTAGAGTAAGGCACCAACCGCTCTCGCTCGCTCAACACATCTGCTGGTCGAAGCTTGGTTTCACTCACTTCCATTTTCTCCAGTAGTAAAAATTCAGCGCGAGTAAAATCACCGCGCCGACGCCCACTACCCAGAAGCATTTGACCAGTGCTTCGTGAATGAGTTGAATCTTGTCTAGGTCAGTCATAATGTCTCCTATGGTTGACAAATCAACATGGTCGTCGCAACCGACGTGGGCTTTTGGTTTTCCGGTCCCGACCGTTCGTTGTCGCTTCGTTGTCGCTCACCGCTTTTGAGTTCGGCTTTACACGGAGTTGTATGGGGATATGTCGCTGCTCGCCGCGTTCGGTTTGTCAGCAACTCACCTTGGCATTCATAACTCCAGACGTTCGTTGGTGCTTGTCCTCCTGTTTACCTTTGCTCCACTCAGCAACCTGCACAGTGCACTATGCGGGCTCGGTCTATTGACGACCATTCGAAGATGGCACTGGCATGGGCTGACGCGCCAGCCGCTTCCGAAGAACAATACCAATGCCATCATCGAATGGTGCCGGATTATAAACCCATCCGGCGAGGGATTTTAATTAATCAAGTCCGATCCGGGTGCCGTGAAGCTCCCAGGCACGCGCTCGGGTTCGTAGGCTGCATCGTCCCAGACTTCTGGGGGCATGAGCTTTTCGAATGCGTCTATGTCCAAAAACAAGAACGGCGTATTAGGAAGCTTGATCGCGCACATGTCTTGCAACTGGTCGCGTTTCATCAATGCCACGCGGCCGGTCCGGTGTGCGCCATCGATGCTTACTTTGTTGCCACTTTCGTCTTTGTCTGACTTCGATGCGTCGATCTCGATCAGTCCGATCATGCCGTCACGCTCGGTCGCGAGCTTGTGTTCTTCACATATGCCCCAGCCCGTACAGGTGTTCTCGTCGAACGTGTTCTGTAAACGCCTATCCAACAAGATCGCGCCAGTGGAGTATTCCAGCCCGCATATTACGCAGGCTTTGGTCTCCATGGTCACAAAGCTTTTCTCAGTCATGGTGTCACCAGTAGTTTGAGAAGATAATCGTAAGTGAAATAACAGTCGTCGCCGTCGCCGTGGCCGTAGCCGTGGCCGTTGCCGTAGCCGTAGCCGTCGCCGTGGCCGTTGCCGTAACCGTTGCCGTCGCCGTGGCCGTTGCCGTTGCCGTAGCCGTAGCCGTGGCCGTCGCCGTAGCCATGGCCGTGGCCGTAGCCGTGGCCGTCGCCACGGCCGTAGCCGTCGCCGTGGCCGTAGCCGTCGCCGTGGCCGTTGCCGTCGTAAAAACCGACGCCTAGAGGATTTTGGACCATGCTTTATCGTCGCACTCGATCATGAAGTGTAGATGGCTGCGCTCCACATAGGCAACGCCCAATTTGTCCAAGACGGTTGTTTCCGTGGGGCCGTTCAATGCAAGCTGCCCGATACCTTTGTCAGTGCCCCAGACGCGCACCACATGGGCTCTCTGAAGCTCGATGTTTTTCTCCCCCACAAAAGGCTCGCCCACTAATACCCAACCCGCTTCGACGACCAGAATGTTTATCCGGCTCGTGGTGACAAAGCTCTTGTCACGAGTATCGGTTGTCTTGGTCATCGCGCATTGCCTCTTTGGTGATTCGCTTCAAGTCGTCTTCGGTCATGGGACTGGGTGCCAGCCATGATACTAGCGCCGCTGCGACGGCGGCACCACATGCGAAGGCGAACCAGAAAATCTGGGCGCTGGATAATTCATGGAACATTGCTATTCTCCTTGTAGAACTTTGATGCGCCACCGCCCCGACTCGTCGTGGGATAACAGGCAGTCGCTTACAAACTCGGCGATTTCTTGGCGTGTGCCTTCGAACTCGCGCTCGTCTGATTGAAGACGATCTTGTTGGTCCCACCACGTACTTGTCACCAAGACTTTCATGTAGATCTCCTGTTATATTTGCAGCCCTCGCATTGACATGCTCGGGGCTGCGCTTTTCGCTTTGAAGATCGCACTGGCCTGGATGGGGACGCTGGTAACGGACTGACGCGGGCTTCACACGTCCGACGCCGTCTTGAACTCCCGTCCGAGAGCCAGGGCAGTGCGATCATCAAAACAAAAAAGCCCGCGCAGAGATTTATTCTCTGCGCGGGCTGGTAAATTATCACCGCTCGCCATGACTGGCTCGTCGGTGATTACAAAATCTTCCAGCCGTACACGATCACGCCTAGAGACGCGACGATTACTACGGTGCGCCAGTGAGCATCTACCCAAGTTTTGACTTTTTGATAGTCAGTCTGAGCCGTCAATAAGAATTGCGGCTCAGTACTGACCGGGGCGGGCTGAGCGGGCTGTGCCTTGGTAATCAAAGCCTGAGCCGCTGTGATCTCGGCTGTGTGCGCCGCGACGCTGGTCTTGTGGACTTGGATATGCGCATCCAATGCCTGGATGATCTTGGTCTTGTCGGCTTGGGCCGCCGCTGCCGCAGCGGCAACTTTGGCGTCCGCTGCCGCAATAAGCTTGTCGGCTTGGGAAACTAGGTCGGAACCTAGCTGGCCCGCGTCTTGAGTGATTGTTGCCATGATGTTGGTACCTGTGTTTGATCGTTCACGGGAAGCCCGCATTGGTAATCTAGCATTGCTCGCGCTTTCGCGCTCATCAAAGCTGGACATACATACATACCATGCTTATCCGGTTAGCACCCATCAACGGCGATCAAGTCGGCGAGCAACTGGCAGGGGTTGAGGGTTTCCCCCGCCGCCTCCGCCGCCGCAGCCCACGCCTCCGCCGCCGCCTCCGCCGCCCACCCCGCCTCCGCCGCCGCCCTCGCCGCCCTCGCCTCCGCCGCCGCCTCCGCCGCCCTCGCCGCCGTTGCCGCCGTTGCCGCCGCTGCCGCCGTTGCCGCCGCTGCCGCCTCCGCCGCCCACCCCGCCTCCGCCGCCGCCCTCGCCGCCCTCGCCGCCGCCGATTTACTCTTTTCCGCTAGCATAGCGCGCCATTCGGCACCGAATCCCCAAGCATCAGCTATCGGCTGAATCAACGGCAGCGCGACCGTCCACATGTGATCCAGCAGCATGTTAAGCCGCTCTTTCTCGTGGGATCTGCCCGTACCGGCGGCGAGCGGCAACAGCCGTTTCCATTCCGGGGAGTTTCGCATTGCATCGGGCATTGCATCTTGCGTGCCAATGATCCACCGGCCAATCACTTCCGACATGCAGCGCGGAATCTTGTCGGTTAGTTCATTCGTCAGCGCGATATTGATCGCGGCAATGCTGCAAGCGTTTTTGTGCGTGCCAAGCCCCGACGGCAAGTGCATGCGGTTCACGACTTCAGCGATTTTCTGTGTGTCGATGGTATTCATACGATTTTCAGTCTCCTTTCAGTCTCCGGGTTTGGTCGTTAGGAATCACGATACGCCATCGCGGCCATGATTACTCCGCCTGACGACGCAGGAGCGCCGGTGTGCTGGTGTCCCACTGGAAGCCGGGCTGAGAGATTTGGTTGGCTCTGCGGGCTGCCAATGCGGCCCTGATGTGTGCCTCTGCTGCTTGTAACTCCGCGTCTTGCGGGTCCAGTTCCAGAGAGACTTGATCATGAACGGGAGGCAGGTAGCTTAAGGGCTGTTGATCAAACCAGGATCTTGGTCGGGATCGCATGGAATTATTCCTTGGTTGTGTTGTACGGCTGTCGCTTGTATTTGCTGGCTTCGCGGTCGGCCCAATAGCGATCATGGATTTCTTGCATGACTGCCAGCCGTTCGGTCAAGCCCAAAAGGATACGCTCACGCTCTTGGTAAGAACGAGTGCCTGGTTGAGTGCGTTCTAAGCGTCGCTGCGCTGCTGCTATCCGCATGACTATGCGATCAAGAGCCTTGCGATTGAACCGCGAGTAGGGGATATAGCCTTCGATGTGCCCTTTGATCAAAATTCTTGCCTCATGGGGTACAGGAAAGGGTACGCTGTTTTACGTACCGACAATATCTTCAAATAAGCCTAGTGTCAAGCTGATTTGAAGATTTGATTTTTGAGCGGGCTGAGCGGGCTTGTTTGTACCCTTTAATCCAGAGGGCAAAGTCAAAATGGTCGCTGCGCGATTAGCCCCGGTGCCTAGCGCGCCCAGCCCGCTGCGAGTCAAGTTCGCTGCAGTGCAGCACGGCTAACCATTTGCCATTTATATATAGAGTACAAAGGGTACAAAGGGTATATATATATAAAATATATAGTAAATCAATAACTTAGACGCGTACCCTTTCGCGTGCGCCTTGTCCCCCTTGGCATTTGGGCAGCCCGCCGGGTTAATTGTCCCCAACATGCTCACAAGACTATGTGGATAGCCCGCGCAGGGAATTCGGTGACAGGATAGTCCTGCACCCTGCGCGGGCTAGGTCACATAACCCTGGTAGGATTACGCGGCTTCGCGGGCAAAAGCGACCAGCTTGCTCGCCAATGCCGCCGCTTCCGGCGCAACCTTGGGAGAGCCGTCTTTGTTGACCGTATTGTCGGTCGCCTTTTTCTCCAACATCTTGACCAATAGCGCAACCGTCAGAGTCGTGGGTTCCGGCTCCTTCGTGAAGTCGCCAAACGTCACGGCCATTGCGCCGATAATGTCAAAGTCCTCGGCAGTGCGATCCTTCGCCAACTCGGCGACCCATGCCTTGGACTTGCTGTCCAAGCGCGCGATCAGCTTCTTGTTGGAGAAGTGCGAGACCCACGCCACGATTGCCTGCTTACGGACGCCATTCGGCAGACCATTGAGCAGCGGCAGGATCGCGGTGTAATCACCGTGGTCCTTCGTGTGCGACAGGATCGAGCACAGCACCACATGAAGCTCTGAGTCAACCTTGCCCGCGACTCGGACAATACGGGCGACTTTCGAACCGATCTGTGACTGTGAATACAAGTTCATAGTAATAACTCCTTGGGGATGATGTTTAACTCAACTACTCAGATAAACCGCGCAGCCCGCTTGGGTATCAAGCGGGCTGATCGCTTTACCCGCGTATGCTCCGGGTGTTGCGGACACGCGGATCGGGAATCCGCATTTGCTGATCCCAGTTACCGGGTCCGCCGGACATATTCGCTACGCGCTCGGTCAGACTCAGAGACTTGGGGACAGCGAAGCACCGATTGCCTTTGATATAAACTTGCTTGCCTTGAACTTCGATGGTTTTCATGTTGCCTCGTGTTGTCAGGGTTGATCCATCAAGCCCGCGCAGGGAATTCGGTGACAGGATAGTCCTGCACCCTGCGCGGGCTTGAGGGATCAACCCCAAGGTTACGTTTGTGTGCTTAGAGGCCGTAGGGCAGACTAGCTGTGTGACAGCAGCCCTTTCGTTACTCACGCGCGCTTTCTGTAGCCGTATGTTCTCGGAGCCTTCACAAGACAAGACTTGCGCCCTGTCCATTCCAGCATTCCCGCACACGGTCCTAGCGCGACCGGCATAATCGCAGCGACCAGGGGCGACACTCTGAGTGTCCCGACGTTCTTCGCCACACTTGAGGAATCGCTGTCGACGCCTCCAACTATTGGGATTTTTGCCATGATTTGACATAAGGCATGGGTGCCTGGACCGAGGGGGAGGGGGCGGCTGGCCGCTTTATCGGTGTCACACATAATTTCTCTCTCAAAACACTTAGACATAACGTATGTATAAGCCCGCCGAAGGGTCAAGCCCGCCGAAGGGTCAAGCCCGCCGGAGGGTCAAGCCCGCCGAAGGGTCAAGCCCGCCGAAGGGTCAAGCCCGCCGAAGGGTCAAGCCCGCCGAAGGGTCAAGCCCGCCGAAGGGTCAAGCCCGTATAGACATCAAACCCGCTCGGACTTACACTCGCGTAATCACATCAGGAGCGCGCGGCATCATGGGCAAGATCATCCCCGGCGTAGTGCCGCAAACAAAAGGCGCGCACATCAAAATTTTTACCCACCAAGAATTAACCCCCTTGGGAAAAATTCCTGAACCCGAACAACCCCCTGTCCCCATACCCGTGGTGATACCGAAGCCTGTGAGCCAAGTCCCAAAAACCCCCAAAATTTTTGCGAGTTCAAACCAGACCACCATGACCAAGCCAGCAACCACGACCGAACCTGCTCCGCAGATCCCCGAAGAAGCGCTCGCGCTGCTTGCCGTTGCGGGCTCGACGATCCAGTGGACGGGTCGGGGCTGGGCGCTCCGGACTCCCACTGGCAAGGTTTGGGCCGTCAGCGCTCGGGATAACTCTTTCGACAAGTGGCGGGCGACCCTTGTTACGGTGCTTGGACCGGGCAACGGCCGGGCTTGAAGATTTGGGTCTGGTACCATACAGTCCTACACGTACGTACAACCTCTGTTTCTTTACCTATAGGTGACACTGACATGACTTACTTCAAGAAGATTCTTTTGGCGCTCGGCCTGGCGGCCGGCCTCGCGGGCGTTGCCAATGTGGCGACGGCGCAGAACGCCGACGTGGGCGTGAACCAGAACGGCCTGCAAGGCTTCCCGGGCTTGGACATTGCTCTTGGCACCACGGCCTCCGGTGCCATCACCGCTGCCGACGTGTTGCTCTACGCAGTCCAAGGGTTCTGATCCGGCTTTCGCTGTCAGTCTCCCTCAGACCCCGCCCTAAACCAGCGGGGTTTTTTCTGCATGTACGATCTGTTATACATACGTTATGATCTGCGGATGCCAAGCCTACGGCTGTACAATTTTCTCAAACACGACTTTCCAGAGGGGATCCCAGAACTTCTGGACCTGCTGGGGTTCGTGGCGCTCTGGGACCGGCGCACGCGGCGCTGGCAGATCTACCAGGATAATAATCGGCCGGCGCGTTTGAAGTGGAACTTTCAGGAGTTCGCGGGCGGCAGCACGGAAGACTGGCAAAGGTTCTTGAGTTCGATCACCAGTACCGAGTATCTGCTATGAGCCGACTGTGCGGTTTAAATCCAGAGATCGACTACACGCCTGTCAAGTGGGCAATAA